AGAAACTAAATCTTCATTAACATTCGGAGTATAATTATGGGTGCAAGTGGACCATCAGGACAACAAGGAGGAAACTCAAGAAATAGCAGAAAAAAAGCTAAAAAAGATTTAGAAGTTTCGGGTGCTGAAAAAACTTACACTCGAACAAAAACAGATAAAGCAAATGTTGGAAAATATGAATTAGATAATTACGAAGTAAAAGATATACCTTTTGCTCCAGGAATATCTGGATTTACAAGAGAATTGCGTCAAAAACAATTTGAAGGTAATAGAAAATTTTTTCAAGAAAAAGTTTTAACAAGCAAAAATAGAGGTGGTTATACTAATACATTAGATAGTTATTCGTCTTACATGAAAAATAGATTATCTGGTAAGACAGATGCTTATGGAAACAAAATTAATCGAAATACAGGTCGAGAGGTTGAACAAGATCCAAATACTCCAGAATCAAGAGAAGCAGTAGGCAGAGCTAATGCAAGAGCTGGTTATGGTCCAGCAGTTGAAATTTATGGAGCAGATGGAAATAGATATGTTGAAGGAGGAGTAAATATTGGTATAGAAAAACCGGGTTCAACAGAATCTGAAGAAACAAAAACTTCTGATAAAAAATATGATCCAAGAAGAACTAAAAAAAGAGGAAGAAGTCAAAATTTACTTACATCTTCAAAAGGTGTAACACAAGTTTCAGAAGATTATTCATTAGGTAAGAAAAGTTTATTAGGATCGGTATAATGGCAAAAACAGATTTAACTAAATCTTTATTGTCAAGATTTGACAGATTAAAAGCGCAAAGACAAAATTGGGAAACGCATTGGCAAGAAGTTGCAGACTACATGCAACCAAGAAAAGCAGATGTTACCAAGACAAGATCAAAAGGTGATAAAAGAACAGAATTAATTTTTGATTCATCTCCAATACAAGCAGTAGAATTACTAGCAGCATCATTACATGGGATGCTAACTAATCCATCAACACCTTGGTTCTCACTACGATTTAAAAATTCAGAATTAGAAATGGAAGATGAAGCTAAACTTTGGTTAGAGAGTGCAACTGATGTTATGTACACAGCATTTAACAGATCAAACTTTCAACAAGAAATATTTGAATTATACCATGACCTAATTACTTTTGGTACAGCAGCAATGTTTATACAGGAAGATAATGAAGATATATTAAAATTTTCTACAAGACACATTAACGAAATTTTTATTGCTGAAGATGACAAAGGTAGAATAGATACAGTATACAGAAAATTTAAATTATCAGTAAGAGCTGCAATACAACAGTTTGGGACTAAAATATCAACTGACATTCAAGCACAAGAAAAAAAAGATCCATACAACGAAGTAGATATATTACATGTTGTATACCCAAGATCAGATTTTAATCCTAATTTAAAAGATACAGAAAACATGCCATTTGAATCTGTGTATATTGAAATGAAAAATGGTAATGAATTATCAGTATCGGGTTTCCAAGAATTTCCTTTTGTAGTTCCTAGATACTTAAAAGCATCACACGAAATTTATGGAAGATCACCAGCTATGACAGCCTTGCCAGACGTAAAGATGCTAAACGAGATGTCAAAAACTACAATCAAAGCTGCGCAGAAACAAGTGGACCCACCGCTATTAGTTCCGGATGATGGTTTCTTATTACCAGTTAGAACTGTACCGGGTGGATTAAATTTTTATAGAAGTGGTACAAGAGATAGAATTGAACCACTAAACATTGGTGCAAACAATCCACTAGGTTTGAATATGGAAGAGCAAAGAAGAACTGCTATTAGAAATGTTTTTTATGTAGATCAATTAATGTTGCAACAAGGACCACAAATGACAGCAACAGAAGTCATACAAAGAAACGAAGAGAAGATGAGATTATTGGGTCCAGTGTTAGGTAGACTACAATCAGAATTATTAAAACCAATGATTGATAGATGTTTTAATATTTTATTTAGAAGAGGACAGTTTGCTCCTGCACCAGAATTTTTGTCGGGTCAAGACATAGAAATAGAATATGTTTCTCCTCTTGCTAAAGCACAAAAATCTACAGAGCTTTCATCAATTACTAGGGGTATAGAAATATTAGGATCACTTGCTAATGTAGCTCCAGTATTTGATTATATTAATTTTGATGCGTTAGTTAAACATGTTGCTGATCTTGTAGGAATTCCGCAAAAAGTTTTAAAACTACAATCACAAGTTAATGCAGAAAGAGAAGAAGCTGCACAAGCAGCACAACAACAACAACAAATGGCACAGATGCAACAAGTTGCACAAGCCGCAGGAGATGTAGCACCACTAGCCAAAGCATTGCCGGAAGAAGCAAGAGCTTTAGCAAATTCTGAAGTGGAATAATATGGAAACAAAACAACTGGAAAAATTTTTAAAGGGTTTACAAACAAACTACAAAACAATATTCAATACAGACGAAGGCAAAGAAGTCTTAGCTGATCTTGAAAAAAGATGTCATTATCATTCTACCACAAATGTAAAAGGTGATAGCCATGAGAGTGCATATATGGAAGGACAACGTAGTGTCATTCTATTTATTAAATCAATGCTACGAGAAAATAAGGAAACATAAAAATGTCAAATGAACAGATAACACAAGAAACTGTGCCTGTAGATCAAGCGACTACAGAAACACAACCACAAGCAACTCAAGCAACTGTTGCAAACGCAGACACACCTGCACCGCAACCAACTGAATCATCTTGGAAAAATTCTATAAGTGAAGCATATAGAAACGATCCTAACATTGAAAAATTTACAGAGATAGATGCGTTAGCAAAAAGCTATATCAATGCAACTAGAATGATTGGTCAAGACAAAATATCTGTACCTAATAAAAATTCTACAGAAGAAGTATGGGAAGAAGCCTATACAAAACTTGGTAGACCAGAAACACCGGATCAATATAATTTAAATATTAAATCTGATGTAGTGCAAATGGATGACAGCGCAGTTAAATCTTTTGCCGAACAATCTCATAAACTAGGTTTAAATAATAAACAAGCTGAAGGTATCTTAGACTTTTATAAAAATAATATGGAAGGCATTGCACAACAAGCAAAGATAGATACTGAAACTGCACAAGCTCAAGCAGAGCAAGAGCTAAGACAAGAATGGGGTAGAGACTTTGATGCAAAAGTAAAACAAGCTGGTGCGATTGCTAAAGCAAATATTAATCCAGAAGTATTAGATATGACTTTATCAAATGGTACTAGACTTGGTGATCATCCAGAAATAATCAAAGGTTTTGCAAAGATAGCAAGTATGATGTCAGAAGATAAAATGGTTACAACTGAAAGTGAAAGTGTTAATTCAGTTTCAGATATTGAAACAGAAATATCAAGTATCACTAATGATATTAATGGTCCATATTGGAACAAATCTCATCCAGATCACGATAAAGTTGTTCAACAAGTCTATACTTTAAGAGAGATGTTGAATGATGGAAAATGATCACTTAAATAATGAAGAGCTTAAATTGGAGATACTAAGGATTGTAAAAGAAAATGGAACAGAGTTCCAAAAAAATGATCCCTTGCCAATCTGCGAAAATTATTATAAATGGATTAAGAGTAAGACAATTCCTAAAAAGAACCTTACTGGCAAGAAGGGATAGACTTCTAGTCTAAAAGACTTTAAATCCAAGAGATGCCTACGCAGGTGGATAACTTCTCTGATTGTTTAATATAAATCACAACAATGGGAGACTAATATGTCATCACAAATAACTACAGCTTTTGTACAGCAGTATTCTGCTAACATACAAATGCTATCTCAACAAATGGGATCGTTATTAAGAGACAAAGTACGTCTGGAATCTGTTGTCGGAAAAAATGCTTTCTTCGATCAAGTAGGAAGTGTAACTGCTGTTTTAAAAACTAGCAGACATTCTGACACTCCACAAATCGACACTCCACATGCAAGAAGAAGAGTATCTCTTGCGGATTACGAATTTGCGGATTTAATAGATCAACAAGATAAAGTACGTCTTTTAATAGACCCAACTTCATCTTATGCTCAAGCTGCTGCTATGGCAATGGGTAGAGCAATGGATGACGTGGTAATCAGTGCCGCTACAGGAACTGCATTTACTGGCGAAACAGGATCAACTTCAACTGTATTACCTTCTGCACAGAAGATTACAGAAGCTGGTACTGATGGTTTAACTATTGCGAAGTTAAGAACTGCAAAAGAAAAGTTCGACTTAGCAAGTGTGGATCCATCAATCGCTAGATTTATCGTGGTATCCCCAAGACAAATCACTGATCTATTAGGAACAACTGAAGTAACAAGTTCAGATTTCAACACTGTTAAAGCATTAGCAAATGGTGAAATCAACTCGTTCTTAGGTTTTAACTTTATAGTATCTAACAGACTATCTATTGCATCTTCTAAAAGATCATGTATCGCGTTTGCACAAGATGGTATTACATTAGCAGTTGGTAAAGATGTTTCAGCTAGAATTGACGAAAGAGCTGACAAATCTTATGCTACTCAAGTGTACTACTGCATGAGCATTGGTGCTACAAGAATGGAAGAAGAAAAGGTAGTTGAAATCCAAGCACACGAAGCATAATAGAAGGAGGATATAAATATGGCAAACTCAATACAACAAGCATTGATTGCATCAACTCCTTCTGAAAAAGTAAAAGCAAACGAACTTGCTGGTAGAGTAAGAGTAGCTTTTGCTGAATATGAAGCGAGTGCAGAACAATCAACAATACACATGTTTAGCATACCAAATGGTGCGAGACTTTTATCGGGATCAGTAGCTTATGATGCACTAGGTGCATCAACTACTATCTCTGTAGGTTACGCAGCACACACTAAAGCAGATGGTACAAGCGAAGCAGCAGACGTAGACGAATATAAAGCTGCGGCAGCTTCAACTTCTGCACAAAGTGTTGCAGTGTTAGACACGATTGCATTAGGCAAAAATACAGTAACAGATGCTGACAAAGATGGTGTTCCAGTTACAGTTACATTAGCAGGTGCTAATGGTACTGGTACTATTCAGTTGCAAGTGTTATATGTAATTGACTAATAACTAGAATTTTAGGCGGGGGAAGCGAGAGTGGAACCCGCCTAGGATATATGAAACAAATAAAAGATTTAAAACCAGTATTACATTTTAAACAAGGTAACCATGTTTACCGATATGTATTGGTAGATAGATTTAAAAATACAAGTAAAGTGCATTATGGTTTTGATGCAAAACTTGAAAGAACTGAAGCAGAAATTTGGCAACTACAAAACGATAGAAGTATTAGAAGAAAATATATACTAAAAAATGACAAAAAGTGATTTTGATCCTAGAAACTTAGGATTATACAAAGAGCCTAAAGATTTATTGCATTTTCAATGGCAAGACGATAATAGAGTTTATAGATATGCTTTAGTTGAAATTATAAATGAATTAGATATTAATAGTAGAACTAAACAGAAAAAAGATGAGTTGCAATTAACTCAAAAAGAAATATGGAGTAAGTATGGCATCAACAGTAGATATTTGTAATGGAGCATTAAATCAACTTGGTGCAACAACAATCCTATCACTTACAGAAGATTCTAAAAATGCTAGACTTTGTAATTCAAGATACACTCAAGTAAGAGATGCAGTATTCAGATCACACCCTTGGAACTGCTTACAAGAAAGAGTAGAACTAGCATCATCAACAGATACTCCTGCATGGGGTTACAGTTTTAAATATAATTTACCCGGTGATTGTTTAAGATTACTTAGAATATTAGATTATGATTCAAATCATAAAGTAGAAGGTAGATCAATATTATCTAACAACTCTTCAATGAAAATATTATATATCTCAAGAGTTACAGATCCAAATCAATATGATGAAAATTTAAGAGAAACATTATCAGCAGCATTAGCTGCAGATATAGCTTATGCTATTACATCTAACAATACCACGCAACAAAACATGATTGCTCTTTATCAAGAAAAATTAAAAGATGCTAGATTTGTTGATTCAACTGAAGGATATAATACCACTCAAGAAGATGGAATGGCAGATGTTATAGATGCTGGTACATTTATTAACTCAAGGTTCTAATACATGGCTAGAGTAGCTGCACAAATTTCAAATTTTACAGCAGGTGAATTATCACCAAGATTAGATGGTAGAAATGATTTAGCAAAATATTCTGCAGGTTGCGCAACTGTAGAAAATATGGTTATCTATCCACATGGTGCTGCAGCTCGTAGACCCGGAACAACTTTTATTGCTGAAGTAAAATCAAGTGCTGCTAAAACAAGAATAATACCTTTTGAATTTTCTACAACACAAACTTATATTTTAGAATTAGGTAATCAGTACATTAGATTTTATAGAGATAATGGTCAGATATTATCTGGTGGATCTCCTTATGAAATATCTACACCTTATCTTACTGCAGAACTTTTTGATATTAAGTTTGCACAATCTGCTGACGTAATGTACATTACACATCCTAATCACAAAACTAGGAAGTTAGCAAGAACAGGTCATACCTCTTGGACATTAACAGAAGTAGATTTTACTAATGGTCCATACTTAGATACGAATACATCTGCAACTACATTTACAACTTCAGCACATACTGTAGGAACTG